GACGACTCTCAGCGACGCCAATCGCGCGCTGAATCAGTTCTGCCCGCCGAAATTGAGACAGGTTCTTGCGGCCACGGGGCTCAATCGAAATCCCGATGTGATTCGCATGTTCCGAGACATCGGTCGTGCAGTCGGATCTGATCCGATTGTCACGGGAAAGGCGCCGGTGCAGAAGCAGAACCCCCTCGCGAACTTCTACGACAAATCGGACATGAATTTCTAAAGGAGCTTTTGAACTATGGCAATTCTTTCAACCAACTATCCGACTCTGGGCGATCTTGTCTCGCGTCTTGACGACGAAGGCAAGATTGCGCCGATCGCGGAAGTTCTCAACCAGTGCCTTCCGATTCTCAATGACCTCGGTTTCGTCGAGTGCAACAAGACTGACGGCTACCTGCATACGATTCGCACGGGTCTGCCTGAGCCTACATGGCGCAAGCTCTATCAGGGCGTGCAGCCGAAGAAGTCGACGACCGCTCAGGTCACCGACACTTGCGGGAATCTCGAAAACTACGCTGAAGTGGACAAGGATATTGCCGACCTCAACGGAAACACCGCCGAATTCCGCCTTTCGGAGGATCGCGCTTTCATCGAATCGATGGGTCAGACGGTTGCCGAGACGATCTTCTACGGCGACACGACCAAGAATCCCGAGCGCTTCATGGGCATCGCGCCGCGCTACAACCGTCTGTCGACCGGTACGAAGCCGCCCGCCTCCAGCCGCAACGTCATCAACTTCGGCGGCAAGGCCTCGAGCGGCGACCTCACGTCGATCTATCTCATCTCGCACCAGGTTTTCCACGGCATCTATCCGAAGGGATCTAAGGCCGGTCTTTCGAAGTCTGACAAGGGGCAGGTAACGGTCATCAAGGACGATGGCTCCATGTACGAAGCCTATCGAACCCACTACAAGTGGCAGGTTGGAACGACGATTGACGACTGGCGCGGCTGCGCTCGCATTTGCAACATCCCGCTTGCAACGCTCCTGCTTTCCACTGATGACGCGAAGAACTCTCGTGAACAGCTGATCCGCTCGCTTATCCAGGCGAAGAACGCGATCGAACCGAAGTATCTCGCCCGCACGAAGATTTATGTGCCTCGCGATGTCATGAGCGTTCTTGAAATCGCGGCTGTCGAGGTCTCGCACAACGCACTTTCGATCACGCAGGCCGGCGAGCAGTTCCGTGCGAACTTCTTTGGGATTCCGATCGAAATCTGCGACGGGATCAGCACTGACGAAGACGAAGTCAAGTAAGGAGAACGACCATGCGATTCGACACGCTCACTGAATTTTCCGTAGCGCAGACGCTCTCCGGTACGTCTGCCGATTCGACCAATACGATCGATCTGTCCGGTGCAGGCATTGCTGAGGGGCAGTGCTTTGTCGTTGCGACGCTTCTCGCGAACTGCGACGAAGACGCCGCCGTAGAGCTTCAGGGTTCAGACGACAATTCGAGCTTTGTGGCTCTTGCTAAACGTGCCTTCCCGACGGGTAATGCCGGCGATCAGATCGCAATTCCCGTCCCGCCGGGGTGCCCGCGCTACCTCAAGCTCAAGTACACGGCAACGGCGCTCGCGGGTTCCGTTTCTGCCGGCCTGACGCTCAGCGCGCAGGCGACGAAGGGCATTGAGCAGTACGCGGCTAACTGAAGGGGGTGATCCGCATCTCTCCGCCCACGGGCGGTGCTCAGGGGCTTCGGCCCCTGTTTTCGTATTTGGAGAAGTGAATGGCGACAGAAGTGGACATCTGCAACCTTGCCCTGAGCAAGCTCGGCGACGAAGCAAACCTGCACAGCATCGATCCTCCCGATGGCTCGACGCAGGCTGACCATTGTGCACGCTGGTATCCGATCGCAAGAGACAAGGCCCTTCAGTGCTTCCCCTGGAGCTTTGCGACGCGTCGAGTCGAGCTGGCGAAGCTTACGGAACCTACTGCCGATGGGCTCAACGCCTTCGACCTTCCCGCAAAATGCCTGCGCGTTCTGTCCGTGCAGGACAAAGCTTTTGTCGAGACTGGGTTCGAACATCCGTGGATTCGAGACAGATTCCCCGGCATGGAGTGGCGCACGGAGACGCTCAAGAATCGAAGCGTGATCGCCTGTCGGTCGGAAAGCATCATTGTTCGCTACATCTGGCAGCAGACCGACACGTCGACGTTCTCTCCGCTCTTTGTCGACGCTTTGGTTTATCTGCTCGCATCTGACTTGGCCGGTCCGCTGCACACGGGCTCAACCGGGATGCAGCTTTCGTCGCAGATGTATCAGGGGTATCTCGTTGCGCTTCAGCGAGCGCAGACGGCGGACATTCAGGAGCACGAGGTGGTTCGAATCAAGCCCAGGATGCAGGGGGACTACTATGGCTAAGACCAAGGTTGTTCAGATCTCTTTCAATGGCGGCGAAGTCAGTGAAAAGATGACGGGCCGCATTGATGATGCGAAATATGGTTCGGGGCTTTCGATCTGCAAGAACTTTATCTGTCTGCCGCAGGGGCCCGTTCAAAACCGTGCCGGCTTCGCTTTCGTCGACGCCGTGAAGGATTCGACGAAGCCTGTTCGTCTGATTCCCTTTCAGTTCAACTTCGAACAGACGATGGTCGTTGCGCTCGGTGACAAGCACGCGCGTTTCTACACGCAAGGGCAGACGCTTTTGGACGACGACGGTGATCCTTATGAGATTGAGACGCCCTGGGCGGCTGAAGATCTCTTCGAGATTCATTACGTTCAGTCTGCCGACGTGATGACGCTCGTGCATCCTTCCTATCCGCCGATGGAACTTCGACGCTACGGCGCAACCGATTGGCGGTGCGTGCCGGTCGAGTACGGGTGGAAGCTAGACGCCCCGACGGGCGTCACTGCGAAGCGCAAGACGGCGGCGGCCGATGACTCCAATTCGAGCAAGTACCGCTTTTATTACGCGGTCTCCTGCCTCAATGGCGACAAGACAGAGGAATCGGAGGCCGTTGAAGCGGCTTACGTGAACGACGATCCCGATGACACCGACGGCGTGATCGCCAATTTGTACGCCTACGGGACGACTGTTGAGATTTCCTGCAACGAACAGCCGGATGCCAAGTTCTATCGCTTCTACAAAAAGCAGGGCGGAATTTTCGGCTGGATTGGCGACAGTGAGACGCCTTCAATCGTCGATGATGACATTGATCCGGACATGAGCATTACGCCTCGGCGCTACGACGATCCGTTCATATCAAGCGGCGGCATCCAGTCGGTCACGGTCACGAATGGCGGCTTGGATTACGACGTCTTTGAAGGCCCTATTCTTCGAGTCGGAAAGTATGGGTATACAGGCGGAGGTGAAGAGATCACGGCTGAATTTGAACTGCCATACGACCTTGAAAGCACGAATTTCACCGCAGAGGTTATTGACGAGTCGTCCACGAGCGGTGGCGAGCAAGGTCCGGGAACAGGCGCGTCCGTCGAGCCGCTGTGGAACGGGACAACGCTGACGGGGTTCCGAGTCGTTTCGCCTGGGGCCAACTATCGAAAACCGGTGGTTACGCTTCAAAGCCGAGATGCGATGGGGGCGTCCTATATGTTCCCTTGCGACAAAGATCCTTCCGGTCTTGTGTTGAAAGTAAAGGACAGCACCGGAACAGGCGCAACGCTTCGAGCGACGGTCAACATTGAAACGGGTGCGATTACTGCTGTGACTGTGGTTAGCAGCGGTACCGGCTATCGCGGTCCGACGATCGAAATAGAAAACGCGAGTTCCGGCAGCGGGGCCGTTTTCGAAATAGCGTATGGCAATGGCTCGACGTATCCTGCAGCTGTCGGCTACTACCAGCAGCGACGCATATTCGCAGGGCTTTCGCTCGATCCTCAGCGGATCATCTTCAGTAGAAGCGGGACAGAGGCAGACTTCACTTACTCGCTGCCATATCGTGATGACGACTGCATTAGCCACCAAATAGCAACGACGCAGTTCAATCAAATACTGCATCTTGTGCCATTGGCGAGGCTGCTCCTCCTCACGACCGGGAGCGAAGTCATCGTTTCGCCGTCCAATTCGGACGTCCTGACGCCGGACAGCTTCAACGCTCAGCCGCAGTCCTTCAACGGCGCGTCAAACGTGCAGCCTGTCATGGTCAACAACAACGTCGTTTACTGTGCGGCGCGCGGCGGCCACGTCATGGAGTACGCCTATCAGTACCAGGCGGGTGGTTACGTTTCCGGCGATCTGTGCCTTCGTTCAGCGCACCTCTTCGACTTCAAAACGATCAGGGACATGGCTTTTTCTAAGGCGCCGGTTCCGATACTGTGGTTCGTTTCGTCGTCCGGGGATCTGCTTGGCTTCACGTACATTCCAGAGCAGGCCGTCGGTTCCTGGCATCGCCACACGACGGACGGACGTTTCGAGTCGTGCTGTTGCGTCGCAGAGGACCAGGAGGACGTTCTCTACTGCGTGATACGACGGACGGTCGACGGGCAGGACGTTCGTTACATCGAGCGCATGGCGACGAGGCAGATCGACACGGTCGAGGACGGTTTCTTCGTCGACTGCGGTGGCACCTACAGAGGAACGCTGGCCACGCATATCAGCGGCCTCGATTGGCTCGAGGGCAAGACGGTTTCGATCCTCGCTGACGGATCTGTGCATCCTCAGCGCGTCGTGACGGATGGTTCTATCGAGCTGGATAACCCCGCAAGTGTTGTGCATGTCGGTCTTCCGATTGACGCGGAAATTTGCACGCTTCCGATTGCGATCGGGCAGATGGAGGGGTTCGGGATTGGCGCAAAGAAGAACATCGTGAAGGCGTTCATCAAGGTCTACGCTTCGCGCGGTCTGTTTGTCGGTCCGGACGTCGACAATGTCGTCGAGTGGAAACAGAGAACGACCGAATCGCCCGGCTCGCCGATCAGGCTCGCGAGTGCAGACGTCTCGATCGTTCCTCGAGGAAAGATTCAGACGGACGGGCTGCTGACGATTCGTCAATCTGATCCCTTGCCGATGTGTGTCTTGTCGGTTGCGGCAGAGGTTGAAGTTTCTGCTTAGGTTCTGTCATAAAGCTTGATTTTGAGGGGGTAGCGTCCAAGCTGAGTTATTGGAGCTACCCCTTTATGTTGGACGTTAATCAGTATCAAAGCACGGCGGACTCCTGGGGCATTTACGGCCAAACGCTTCAAGGGCCGACGGTCGGAGGTTTCTCTCCTGCAGAAGCACAAACAGTGACTGCCGGAAAAACGGAAGCCGACACAGGCAAGGCGGTCGGCAACGCCGTTCAGTCAATGCCGAGCTTCGGGAGCGACTTCGTCGAAGGCATGAAGCTCGGCTATATGGGCGAGCAGATGACGGTCGCGCCTTTCCTCGCCTACCGAAAGGCTAAGCAGGAAAAGAACATCCTCAGCCTGCAGCAGGAAATCCTTGAGATGCAGGCACAGTCGTATCAGACGGCCGCTGAGGACGTGATCCGCGCTGGGCACCAGTCGTCCGCCGCAGTTTCGTATCAGTCCGGCCAGGCGAAGTCTTCAACGCGTGCGTCCATGGGGGCGTCAGGAGTTCGCGTTAATGCCGCTGGATCGAGTGCCCGTGTCCTTGCCTCCTACGACTTAGTTAAGGAGGTGCAGACAAACCAGATCATGGCAAACGCGGTCAATCAGTCCTTCGGTTACAAGCGCGCTGCTGTGAATGCGCGCAATCAGGCGCTGGCCGTCGAGAGTGCCAAAAACTCGATCAGCCCGTGGGCGTCTGCCATCACGACCTTCATCTCCTCGAGTCTGCAGTCTCTGAACACAATCGGCAGCGATTTCGGCAACGGTCAGGGCGGAATTATGAACGGTCAGACCTGGAAGAACTTCGCTAACTTTTGGAAGTAAAAAATGCCCATTACGGTCCCTGGAAATCCTTTTGGCGTTGACGTTGCGGTTAGTTCGCCGGGTGGCATTGGCGGCCTTCAGGAGGCGCCTGCGACGGAGAACGGTATCGGCAATGCCATTGCCGGCATGAACGCAAGCTTCAGTAAGTTCGGCCAGGCAGTTGAGAATTGGCAAAAAGAGATCGACGCGACGCGCGTGCAGGATGCGAGCAATCAACTCAACTCCGCAATGCTCGACCTCAAATACAACAAAGATACGGGCTGGCAGCAGCAGAAAGGCAAAAACGCGCTCGAGCGTCCGAGCGGCAAGTCGCTTTTCGAAGAGACGCAGGAAAGCTTCAAAAAGTCATACGACAGCATCCGCGCGACGCTGGGCACGGCTCGTCAGCGTGCGGCTTTCGACGAGCTTTACAAAGGCATGAGCGCACAGCTCGGCAACGAGGTGAATGTCTGGACGACGAGACAGCAGATCGTTTATCAGGACGACGTCGACCGTCAGACCTTGGAGAGCGCGATTGCTCAAGGCATGAGCACCGATCCGACAACGCGAGCATCAGGTATGGCTGCTGCGAAGGCGATGATCGACAAGATCTACTCGCGACAGGGGCTCGATCCGGATTATTCGAAGGGGCCTGGCCTTGTGGCGTCTATGTCGGTAGAGCAGTTGGTCGACAACGGTTCTGCATCTCAGGCCCGCGCTTATCTTGAAGAAAACCGCAAGTACATGAGTCCGACGCAGATCGCGAAGGCCGAGCGACTGATTCAGGCAGGTGAAGAGGACGAGCTCGTCCAAGCAACAGCGTCAAAGATTTTCGCGGACTCCAACGGCTCGCTCGCCACGGCTCTTAAGGCTGTTGGTTCAGTGGACCCCAAAATTCGAAACAAAGTTCGCACGGGAGTTAGGCAGGCGTTTGCTGACGTGGAGGCAATCAGGAAACAGCAGAACTCGGAGAGACGCAAAGCGGTCTGGTCGCTCGTTCTGAAAAAGCAAAAAGTGCCGACATCGATGATGGACGAGATGTTTGCTGAAGACATTGACGGCTTCAAGGTTGTTCAGAACTATCTCGAGAAAGAGACAGAGGGCGGCGTCAAGATCAGCGATCAAAGCGTGCTGCAGAAGCTTGACAAGATGGCTGAAGAAGATCCGCAGGGCTTCAGGGAGCTCGACATCCGGGCGACATACGGCAACGTCCTGAGAGCCAGCGACATCAACGCTCAGCAGACGAAACAGCGAAACATCGACGACGTTCAGTTCAAGGACTTCGTGAAGGCGGCAAAGGACGCAGCTCGAATTGAAGGCGTCCGGACGACCGATCTGCCGATGGTCGGCATCGCTGCCACCCGCAAGTGGGAGGAATGGATGGCGAAGTCCGACAAGGTGCCTAGCCCAGAGGATCAGAAGCGAATGATTAAGGCGCTCCTGAGCGGAAACAGCGACGGCTTCATTTTTGACAGCGAACAGCCTCAGTGGAGAGCCATCAACGAAAACCCGACAACGCCCGTCTCCGACCTTGGGAGCGTCGGTTGGTCAGGTGATTTCGATGAGAAAGAACAGAGAGCGTTTTTGGCGGATCGGTACAAGATCGTTCTACCCCAGACACTCACAAAAGAACAAAAGCGTGCCGCTGACGCGCTTTACGCGGGCGACGGCTGGCCGACCGAATCGTGGGAGAAGGCTCGCGAGCGGTGCAAAAAGATTCAGGCGGAACGCAGAGCACAAGGAAAGGCAGAGATCCCGTTGACGAATTCCGTGATCGAAGCGATGGCAAAGGCAATGATTTTTGAGGGTGTGAAGTAATGAACGAATTTGACCCGTTTGAAGAAGCCGGAGCCGTTCCGGAAGAAACTGCGCCAACTTACGAACCGGAAACGACTGCGGGCGGCCCGACGCTCGAAGCGGCCGAGACGGCGCCCGTCACTTTTGTGCCTCGTTCTCGCGAGAACTTCGACCCGTTCGAAGAGATGGACCGCATGAACCAAGCGGTCGCAAGGGCCGTAGCAGAAGGCGATTCTCAAAAGGCCGCTCGTCTTCGAGAGATGAGTAAAAACTTCTCGATCTCCCGCTTGGAGGCCGAGGACTATTACGAGGAGCTTGAGAAGCGCCAGCAGCGCGAGATGGCGCAGGTTGTTCTTGAACAGGCTCCCGGTGTTGCCGACTTTCTGAACGGCGTTCCCGCCGATGCGCCGATCTTCAAGAACGACTTGAAGAGCATGAGCGAGATCGAGAACCTGTTCGGTCGCTTCCCGCAGGGCTATCAGGCAACGGTGAATCCCTATCAGGATGTGCCGTTTGATCCGTATGGCTCTCAGCGCGAGGAACCGCTTCTGATGGACGAAAGCACGGGCAACCCTGCTTTGGACGTTGAGAACGCCGGGCGCAGAAACGGATGGGAGGTACTCTTTCACGGCGACATCGAGCGCGGGTTCGACGCGGGCGTAGCGACATCTCGACAGGGCGCGCTTTGGGATGCTGCCGCCCGAGGAGAGGTTGACCGCTACTCGCAGGAGTTCCGCGATCAGAACGCCGCCTATGACGCCGAGATTGAGCGAGCGACGAAAGCCGGTTCTGACGGGTGGATCTTCAACGCCGCTCAATTCGCGGGCTCTGCGGCAGGATCTGCGCCCGAGGGTTTGCCTGCTGCGACGATGGGGGCTGCGACAGCGGTTGCCGCTGCGGCCGTGGGCGCCGCCGTTGGTGCACCTGTTGCGCTGACGACCGCAGGGCTTATCGGCATCGCTTCAACGCTCGGCTGGTACGACGCAAGCGCACGCGTCGAAGGCGGCCTTTCATACAAGTCGCTCATTGAGGCAGGCACAGGCGAGCGAAACGCGCTGCTGATCTCCCGAGGCGTCGGCAATCTGAACGCGGCGATCGAGACAGGGTTGACGATGGTGGGCGCGAAGCTCGCGAAGCCGTTCGCCCAGCGCTTTGCCGCTCGGTTCGTTCCGAAGCTCGGCGAGAAGCTGACGGAGACGACGCTAGGTAATCAGTTCCTTCAGGTTGCGAAAGCATGGGGGCTTGGTTCGTTCAGCGAGACGGCAACGGAAGTTCTTCAGGAAGCCGTCACGATGGCCGGTGAAGAGCTGGCACGAGTCACGTCGGATGCGAATTTCGATCCGGCAACACTTGACGATGTCATCGACCGACTGTCCGATACTGCCATCAACGCTTTCAAGGGTGCGGTCGTCTTGGGCGGAATTGGTGCGGCAGGCGGCATGGCAACAGCCACCGCCAAGGTTCATCGCGCGCAGGAAAGCAAGGCGTTCTTCGAAGAGCTTGCGAATCAGGTATCGACACTGGAATCGATGCAGACGGCGCCCGACGCCGTGCACGAATTCATTGAACGTCAGGCCGGCAGTGAAACCAAGACGACCTACATCGACGGCGTGCAGTTCGCGCAGGCCATGATCGACGCAGGCGTTTCCCGCGAGGAACTGACGCAGAAGATGCCCGACGTCGCGGCCCAGCTGGATGATGCCGTTGCAACGGGTACGGACATCGAGATTCCGACCGCCGATTACGCGACGCAGATTGCGGCGACCGACCTCGGCAAGCGATTGGTCGATCACGTTCGCCTGGCCCCGGACGCCTTGAGCGTGGCCGATGCAGTTCGTGTCGAGCGAGCCTATCGAGACGCCCAGAAGGCGATCGTTCGAGGAACGTTCGATCCTTCTCAGGCGGGCACCGCCGAGCGATTCATCAACTCTGTCGAGAATCGTGAATGGGCTGAGGCTCGCAAAGAAGTAGAGGACAAGCTGTTCGAAGAGATCAAATCAGCGAACCCGAAGTTCACCGACGTTGAGGCACGAGGCCAGGCGAAGCTCGGGGCGATTGCGGCGTCGCTCCTTGCGCGCCGTGCGGGCGTGCCGGTCACGCAGATGGCGCAGTGGGCGCCGTCGGTGAGTGGCAGCGAGAATGGGCACGCCCTCAGGCAGATCGACAAGTTCGAAATGCAGAGGCGGTCGTATCAGTTCGACCGAGAGCTGGAAAAGTGGAGAAACGGGGATGGTGATGCGACCTTCGATCTAGGGTCGCCGTCTTGGGTGCTGCAGCTTTTCGGCGTATCGCCTGAAGCGCCGATTTCAGCCAGTCGAGAGCAATTTGTTCACGTCTTGTTCCCGAAGGAGACTCGCCAACGTGTTGGCGAAAAAGTCCTTGAAGGGAAGCACAGCCTTTCAGCCGACGAGCTCAAGGGCATTCTGGTCGGCATTCAGCAGCCGCTGGCGGTCTTTGAGTCGGGCAAGTCCAGGAAGAAAATGCGGGCCATCGTCGTTCTGACGGAGCTGCAACGAAAAGGCGCCGATGGCAACGATCGAAATCTAATCGTCCCGATTCGGCTGATGGTTCGAAAAGGCGGGCAGGAACTCGTCCTGAACGATGTGCTCAGTGTCTATGAGAAAGAGCGCTTTGGCGAAGATTGGTTTGCTGAAGGGCGATTGCTGGGCTATGAAAAAGCGAAAGGCCTAGAAGCTGTGCTACGGCTTCGCGGGTCCATTTCCTCCACCGTAGATTCTTCTAGGCCAGCCAGCAGCGGGACCGCTCCCGCACCAGTCGCCGGAAGCTTTGCGCTTCCTAACAAGGCCATTGTATTTGAGAACGAAACGTCTGTGGGGGATCTTTATCAATCGGAACGTGGATATTTCTCCCCCTCGACGAATGTAATCACCCTGACGCCTAACGCCGACCTGACGACCTTCTCGCACGAGCTCGGACACTGGTACCTGTCGAACCTGCTCGAGCTTTCGAAACTCGACGGAACGAACGAGAGCCTTCAGGAGGATGCGCGCGCAGTGCTGAAGGAGTTCGGCCTGGATTCGGTCGAGGCATGGGATGCACTCGGTCTTGAGGGGCAGAGGAAGTACCATGAACGCTTTGCCTACTGGACGGAGATTTACTTCGCCACTGGCAAGGCGCCCGTGAGTTCTCTTCAGAAGTTCTTCAATCGCTTGGGGGCGTGGATTCGCGACGTCTATCGCTTGATGAAGGGCGAGGCCGAAGGCGCGCTCGGTCGAGCTTACGAAGCGGAGTTCGGAGAGGCGCTCCCGCAGCTGTCGCCCGAGGTGCGCCGCGTACTCGACCGCATGATTGCGTCGGAAGATTTGCTCGATCAGGCTACGGCCGCAGAAAGCCTGAAGCCGCTCTTTGACGAAAAGCCCGACGACATGACGGACGAGCAGTGGTTCGAGATGCGCCTTGCTCGCGACGACGCGGAGATGGAAGGCATTCAGCACCTGAACGAGGTCCGCGCCAAGGATGAGAAGTGGATGGCCTCCGCTCGCTCTAAGGAACTTCGCAAGATTCAGGCGAAAGCCAAGGAGATTCGCGAGGAGGTTCGCAAGCAGGTCGAGATCGATGTGAATTCGCGCCCTGAGTTCGTCGCGCTCGATCTTGTGAGTCGAGGCAACCGTGCGGCCGTCACGATCAACCTTCGCATGGATCCCGAGTCTGTAGCCGAGCTGGGCTATTCGAAGAACACGATCGCCAAGCTCAAGGCGATGGGTTGCCTGAAAAAGGGCGGTCTGACGTCGCAGCAGGCCGCAGAAGCCATCAAGCCGTTCGCGCGATCCATTCGCACGGGAAAGAAACTCGTCGATGCCATCATCCGCGCAGGGAACAAGAACGAGACGATCGAACGCGAAACAACGCAGCGATGCCTTGAGAAGTATTCGGATTACTTCGACGCGAAGAAGGTTGATGCGCTGGTCACGAAGGCGATTCACAACGAAGCGCGATCCCGTCTCGTTGCCAACGAGCTCCGTTACCTGTTGTCCGATCCGACGGGCCGCAGCCGCATCTATCGCGAAGCCGCGAGGCGCGTTGCCGCCGATCGACTTTCCGCTATGAAGGTCGGCAAGGTGAACGTTCGCGGTCTCATGGCGGCCGAGGGCCGTGCGAGCCGCGAGGCTTACGACGCCATCCGGAAAGGGGATCGAGCGCGTGCCATCGCCGCGAAGCAACGCCAGCTGGTTTGTCACGAGATGGTTTCGCTCGCGCTTGAGGCAGAGGCCAAGGTTCGCGGGCTCAAGAAGCTCAAGGCGCAGATTTTCTCGTCGGATAAAAAGCTCGCCAAGACACGAGACATCGACATCATCAATGTCGCTCGCTACGTTCTCACGAACAGCGGCGCAGGGAAGGGGTCGGCCGATCAGCTCGAACCTGAGAAGGCTTCCGGATACGTCGAGAAGCTGAAGAACTACGACTCGGAAAAGGCGGCCGGCTTCCAGAACATTCTCGACCAGTACCGCTATCGCCCTGGCTTGAAGTGGACCGATCTGTCGGTTGGTGAGGCGTATGACGTGATCGAGACAGTTCGCGGCCTTTGGAATATGGCCGGCGACGCCAAGCAGGTGGAGATCGGCGAGAACAAGGAGCGAATCGAGGAAGTCGTCGATAAGCTGATTGCGCAGAGCTCGGCAACCAAGGTTAAGAGTTACGAAGCCGGTACGCACCGTCGCACGATGCCGGATCAGAAGTTCTCGAAGTATCTTCTCGGGACGATTAATCGCCTTCGCCGCTTCGAAAACTGGTGCATCGACATCGACGGCGGCCAGCCGGGGCCTTTCCATCGCTATCTCTACGTTCCTGTTGCCAATGCCGCGGCCGAGTTCCGAAACGCCAACACCCGTTATCAGAAGGCGTTGGCGAAGATCGTCGAAGAGCGCGCCGATTGGATGAAGCCGACCGAGATTTACTACGCGTATGGCAATTACACGTTCTTGACAAAGGCGGAGTTGATCGGTGCGATCCTTCACACGGGCAACCCTTCGAATAAGGCCAAGCTGTTGGTTGGCGGCCGAGGTAAAGGTCGCTCATGGTGCCGTATTGGACAGGGGCCTGACGGTACGGAACTTCTCGACTTCTCGCCTTGGGATAACTTCTTTAACGGCTTGATTGAGAACGGGACGATCACGAAGGAGGACATGGACGCCGTGCAGGCGATCTGGGATCTTCTCGAAGATACGAAGCCGCTTGCCCAACGGGCATATAAGAAGCTTTGGGGCTATTACTTCACGGAAATCGAAGCGCAGCCGATCAAAACGAAGTTCGGCGAATATCGAGGCGGCTACGTGCCTGCTGTGGTTGACGCTTGGATTGTTGCGAATGGCGACGCGAAAGTCGCGAAAGAAATCATGGAGAAGAATGATTTCCTTTCGACGATGCCCGCTAAGCGTCCGGGCTTCTCAAAGAGTCGTTCTGAAGCGTACCGACAGCCTTTAACTCTTAATCTCGCAATGCTCTCCTCGCACGTGCAGAAGGTGCTCAAGTTTGCCTATATTGCACCCGCCGCTCAGGAGGTTGCGAAGGTTATCGATAGCCGAAAGTTAACAGAAGAGATTAATCGATTCGATCCGACTGCGATCGATGATTTGATTCGACCGTGGCTAAAGCGAGCGAAAGAGCAATCCATCAGCGACGGGAACCTGCATTGGAGCTCTAAGTTGGCCAACCAGCTTCGAAGCCTTGCCGGCATGAATATCATGGCTGGGCACATTGTGAATGCCCTTCAGCAGGTGACGGGTATCTCTGTTGCCGCGCCGATTGTTGGCGAAAAGAATCTGCGCTCCGCTTTTGTTCAGGTTGTTCGAGGTGGCCGCTCGGCCATCACAGAGATGTGTGAGCGATCGACGTTCATGCGCGCCAGACTGACAGACAGAGCGTTCGAATATCAGTCCGTCATTGAGCGTGCCGCAGCCGGCGAAGGCTTAGAGGTAAGGAAGGTCAATGGCGCGATCAATAAGCTGGTTGCTTTTGATTCCAAGCTTGGCCCTGCACGCGATTGGATCAATCGACACGCTTACATTTTTCAGACATCTATTCAGTTCCCGATTGATGCGATCGTTTGGACGGCCGCTTACAACAAGGCGATCGCTGACGGGTTGGCCGAGTCGGATGCCGTAGCATCGGCCGATTCTGTCGTCCGAACGACGCAATCGGACTTTTCGCCAGAGAACGTTGCAAACATTGAAGCGGGTTCCGCTCTGCTTCGTCTGTTCCTCGTTTTCTACAACTACTTCGGGATGCAGGCGAACCTGCTCGGCAACCGATGGTCGTTGGCGAAGGAAACGAAGAATTACGGCCGACTCGCGACGGATGCGCTTTGCATTGTTTGGATTCCGACGGTTTTGTCGGCTGTCATTCAACGCACCTTTAAGGGGGGCTTTGATACGGATGATGACGACGACGTGGATTTCTTCGACATGTTCCAGCTCCTCGTTGGTGAACCGCTGAAGAACGTCATTTCTATGGTTCCGATCGCAGGGGCCGCCCTCAACACCGGGGGCAGCTGGGCGGCAAAGAACGGCGTGACATCTGCACAGCTCGTCTATGGCAAGAACCCGTATACGGGCCGCATCATGTCGAGCCCTGGCATTGACCTCGTTAGTAGCGGAGCGACTTCATTGATGGACATCTACAAGTTCGTTGACGGAAGAAGTGACGAACTGAACGCTCGAAACGCAGCACGGCGCTTCCTTGACCTGTTGTCGATCATTACCCGCTTGCCGCTTGGTGCAATCAGGAACCCCGTCGGGTATGGCGCAGGCGTTGCCGCAGGTCAGTACGACGCGGGCGACCCCGGAACTGTTCTCGAAGGGTTGCTTACCGGCAAACAGGAATAGACGGAATAAAGCAGTGTGCCGCGCATGGCCGAGTCTCCAAAACAGTAGTGCCATAAAGCCTTAATTTCGACGTCGATACTTCTGCGCAGTAAAGAGGATTCTCTATGTCAGTGCAAGAAGTATCACGCCGCGCGGGGCCTTTTGAAGGCGACGGAAGCACCAAAGAGTTCAGCTTCCACTTCAAAGTTTTTAATGCGGACAACGTCGCCGTTTATGTTTCTGACGAGGACGACGGCGACGTTCAGCTCACACAGGGCTATACGGTCGAGCTCAATGCCGATCAGGATGCTTTGCCCGGCGGCACGGTCATATTGACTGACCCGCTCCCTGATGGGCAGCGACTCTCGATTCTTTCGTGCGTCCCATATGATCAGCCCATGGTTTTGACAAACCAGGGCGGCTTCTATCCGCGCACGATCAATGACAGCGCGGACCGGTTGGCTATTCAGGTGCAGCAGCTTCTTGAGGAAATGAAGCGCACGCTGAAGGTCCCGGCCACGTCGTCGATGACGCCTTGGGGTCTTTTGCTGCAAATCTTTCAGGCTGCTGAGTCCGCAGCTACCTCTGCGGAAGAGGCCGAAAAGTACGCGCAAATCTGCGAGGAAATCAAGCAGTACGTCGAGGTCTACTCCTGGGACATCCCGCACTTGGTCGACAGCATTCGTGATGTCGAGGACTTCCCATACGACGGCTTCTTCGCCGTGGGCGGTTTCGGCAACCCCGGCCACAAAGGGCAGAACATCAGCAACAGGTACGTCAAGGCTGAGGGCAGCACTGAGCTGCGGACGCTCGGCGAGCGTTTCGCTGACGTGGTGAACGTGCGCGATTTTGGGGCTAAGGGCGACGGGGTGACGGACGATACAGCGGCGATTCAGGCGGCGATCAATCGAGCATCGGACAAGGGCGGCGGAATCGTTTACATCCCGACAGGAACTTACATTCAATCGCAAACCCTCGTCCTAAAGGCGAGGGTGAAGCTTTTGGGTGATGGGAAAGAAGTTACGACAATCGAAAAGGCGGTTGGCGCGAACATCGATGCTTTGAAATCCGATCATTTCGATGAGTTGAAAAATCTCGAAGATCAGCAGTCGTCCGAATTATTTCCTCGTGATCTGGGCATTGTCGGCCTTACTTTTCAAGGAAAGTATTTGGCTAAGGACGTTACGTCGTCAGGGAATAGCTACATAAACACGAGCGGAGATGGCATCAAGATTATTGGCACTCGCCTTGACATTGATTGCGCAGTTTTGAATCAGGCGGGCGTAGGCGTCCTCATCGAGGCTAAGGGTAGTTCCAATCAAAGCGATAAACGGCAGGACTGCCGCATTCGTTTGGAAATCAATACCAGCAAGTGGGAAAACTTTATTTTCAACGGGCCAGGCGACATCTTCATTGACACGCTTTTTGCCGGGAACGCAGGCGCACGCGATCAGCCCGGCTCGGCTGGCGAACGCGCGGCTTCGCCGACATTCGGGTCGGTCAATGGCGGCGTTTGCGACAACGTGGTTCTTCAAAGCGGCGTTGAAGTCGGGATCATGCACGCCTGGGGTAGCTATAAGGGCGTCGGCGTTCGGTGCCTGAGCGGTCGATTCAATATTGACTTTCTGATTTCCGAATCGAACGTCTTTGGTCATTTCGTGGCGGAGGGCGATAGCTACGGCACGATCTCAAAGCTTCTCTGCCACGGTGGCGGCGGTGGCGGCGGGCTCGCTACTGAAGGGGAATCCTTCCCTGACATCTACCTCAACTCGACGAATAATCGTGGGTTTTACATCGGCACGATTTTCATGTATTGCCGATCGAACGTGGATAACGGTCAAGACAAGATCGTTGTCGACGGCCCTTTCAATTGCATTTCGGATATTCACTTGCAGGGCTATGGATGCCAGGGTAACGGCCTTGTCAACAATGGCAACTACAACGTCTACAGCAACTTCTTCATCAATAACCTGACCGGAACCGATAAGAACGGAAACCCGTCGGCTGCATTTGTCCGCAAGGCGGCCTATTCAAACTCAATGGTTCGAGTCAATGGCATGGCGCTAAACGTCCCCCTGGTGTTTCGATCCATCGGGAATCCTCGAAGCGAAGACATTCATATCGCTTTCACGATCGCCGAGGATGCAACTGTTTTCTCGGGTGACGGCAAGACGTTCGGCTACCAGCAGCATTGGATGATTCACGGGATGCAAGGCACACAGCCGAAGGGAACCGAGTTCAAAACCCGCGTTGCCTTTAACTCGCAAACGACGGACGAGCAAATTCTTACCGTTGACCACACCCTAATCGCCGCACCGAATCCTTCAGACGTTCTCCTGACGGTTCAGGACACGGGTGCTTCAGTCATGACGAGCGGGCAGATTCAATACCTGTACGTAAAGGATGCCAACGCAACTCAGCTAACTATCGCACTGAAGATGGCGACAGCGACGAGTGATTACTCGAACCCCTTTGTGACTATTCGGGCGGAGATTTAACCATGGCAACGATCAATCATCTTGAAGGCTACGCCTTCGCTAAGAAGAAGGGCGACACTATCCACGTCTTCGAGGGCCCACACACGCTGAGCGACTATCTGCCGGTCATCGCAGAAGGTACCGACGTGCCCCGGATTCTTAAGGACCGTTTCGCTGATGTGGTGAACGTCAAGGACTTCGGCGCGAAGGGCGATGGCGTTACCGATGATACGACGAGTTTTACACAAGCGTTGTTGCTTTGTACAGCTAACCGAAAGAATCTTTATGTGCCTTGGGGCACGTACTTGATTTCGAATGTTCTTCCTTCCCCGATGGTAATGTGGTTTGGAGATCAGGCTGAACTGATCTTTTCCAATTTTGAAGGAAAGAATGGAATTTCGTTTAACGGAGAAAATCCAGATGGTCGTTTTGTAGGGTTGGATGGTTTTATTCTTACTTCGAAAACCTCAAATGGTGAGACCTGTATTGAAACGCCAAAAGGGACAAGTCTTTATTACGGTAATTCTGTTAGGTATATATTCACGAATCTGTATTGCCGTGGTTCGGAACGCAACGAATCTGGATACAGTTTTTGTTGGAAAACGGGATTTAAGACTTGGATACATGTTGGGGATTGCGTTGGCGCAGAGATTTCGAATGTTTGTATCCAGGGAACATTTGATATCAAATCAAATCCTGTAGGTCAAACAGAAGATTGCGGGATTCTACTTGATGCGAATGGGGGTATTTTAACCGCGCGAATCAGCGATATATCTATTGGGCCGATTCATACTGCAATTAAGGTTGGTTCCTGCGCTTTTTATTCAATAAATTGTTTCGATTTTATCGGAACATATAATGGTATTTATCAGGACGAGAATGCGGCGAAAATATTTGGAGAACCGAAGATATTTGAAGGGAATATTAACGCGCAAAATGTCGGTATTTATCTTAAGGACTCCGTAAGCAGAACAATCACATCGGTAACCATCCGTCGGCACAGTTCCGGATGGAAGGGTGCGGCTAATGATTGGTCAGGTATTAAGGCCGACAATTGTTCAGATCTGTGCATCAGCAGATGCACCATCCAGCCGGACGAAAGTAGCGGGGAGTTTTCTGGAACATCCCACGCGATTTATACGACGGGATGCGGTGGATTAAAAGTCCTAGGAAATAACATCGGGACAAGTAATGATAAGGGTGTTTCTTTGAATAACTGCAATAATTATATTATTGCAGATACGATCTCATGGCAAAATAAATCTACAGATGTATTATTTGATCTAACGAATAATACGCGGAACGGAGTCATTGTTGCGTATTCTCTAGTTTCTTCGTTCATTGGCAAAGATATCGAAAAAGATGAAACAATAGTCAACCCTAACTCAATCATTAATCAAAACATTGAACTGCAAAGCGCTAGAAATGTCCAGATCGATTTAACAAAAACTACTGCGTCAGAAGATCAAAAGACATGGCGAGTTGTTTCAAGCAATAACAGCCTAGCACGTCAAACCGTAAATGATTCGGGGTTAGGTAGTAATTTTGAAATAATAACTAGAGAAGGCACTGTTGTATCTCAAATTGAATGGCGAGCGTCTAACTTCAAGTTAGACGGAACGCTAAATACTCGAATGACAGTTCCAGTTGCCGATGCCACTTATTCTCTCGGAAGTAGTGCTCTTCGGTACACACAGCTCTATGCCGCCACCGGGACAATCAACACATCCGATCAGCGAGTCAAGTCCTCGGTCGCTTCGGCTTCTGACACGCTTCTCGATGCCGTCGGCAACGTTCCTATCCACACCTTCCAGTTCACGGACGCGGTGGAGAAGAAGGGGGCAGCCGCGGCCCGTTTCCACGCGGGGGTTGTCGCGCAGGAGGTGGCTTCAGCTTTCCAAGCTCAGGGGCTCGATGCAGCGCGCTATGGGCTCTTCTGTCATGACCAGTGGTCGGACACGTATGAAGACGTCAGGATCATCGATCAAGAAGAAGAGGCTGATGAGGACGGGACCATTGTTAAGCCTCTCATTTCGCACGTTGAGAGAAAGAAGGTCCTCTCCGCGGGCGATCGCTACGGCATCCGCTACGAGGAGCTGCTGGTTCTCGAGTGCGCCCGGCTGCGGCGTGAGCTTGGGAGGATTCAAGCGGCGCTGGTTGAGCACGGGATTACGCTTTGACGGAGAGGAGTCGAGCTATGGACGACAATCTGGAACGCACCGAGGAAGGAAGCCTCTTATCGCTTTATTCAGAAAATGGCGCGACGAAATTGCTCGTTGGGTATGACGACGACTGCTGCGCGACCAACGTGACGCTTGACATGCTGCAGCGCGCCTTGAACCGTTACGGTTTGCGGATTGAGGGAGAGATTTCCGGCGACCTGCCGCAGTCAGCGGATGACGTGTTCGCCCACTATTACCCGAAACTCGGGTGTGGAGAGGAATCTTAGATGTGGAGACTCACGAACGTTCTAATGATCGCTATCCACGGCGGCTTACTTCTGTTCCTTTTAGACAAATGGGAAGGGTCAAGTTTTGATATTGCGATCCTCGTTATATCGGTCTTCGTAGTTACGTGGTGTTCCTGTCAGCTTCTTTTCTCAAACGCTGAGTGAGGAATTCTCTGGGAGGAGAAAGGGCGCCCCATTGGTCTTCGGATCGGTGGGGCATTTTGCTTGCTGCCATAAAGCCTCGGTTTTGAGAGCGATGCTTTGCGGTGAAGATGCGCTTGATTTGAGCAGTTCGCGTAATGCGTTCTGCCAGGTCGAGACTTCTTCTGTGATTGATGGAAATTGCAAGCGTCGATCCCGCGGACAACCGAGGAATAGTCTTCGACCCGCGTCACACATGGGAGGAGAAAATCATGGGTGAATTTGCAAGCAAGGGCGTCGCTGGCGCCGGTCTTGGTCTCGGCATTGCCGGTACTGCTCTCGGTCTTCTGAACGGGGGCGGCAACGGTTTGCTGGGCGGACTCTTCGGCTGCAACGGCGGCTGGGGCGCTGCACGCGTCGGTGCGGGCCTTGGCTACAGTGCCGAGCTGCAGTACGTCAGCGAGCTGCAGTCGAAGGTCCAGGGGCTCGAAGCGGAGAAGGTTGCCAACGCCAACATGGTTGCGGCTTTCAATCAAACGATCGCGAACGACAAGGAATTGCGCGCCGAGATGTATGCCTATATCAAGCCGCTCGCTGAAGAGGCCGCAAACAACCGCGTAAACATCGCGACGCTTCAGGCTGAGCTCAAGTGCTGCTGCGAGAAGCAGGAGCTGCGCGAACAAATCCTTGAAGGGAAGATTCGCGAGCAGGGACTCGCGCTCAACGGCAAGATCGACACGGTGGCTCACACGGCCAAGTGCTGCTGCGAACAGAACAGTGCTGCTATTGCCGGTCTGCAGGCGCTCATGAGCAAGATCACGCAGACGGTCATCCCGACCTCTGCTATCTGCCCGGAAGTGATGACGCGCTACAACAGCTGGACGGCTCCGACCGGCACGGCAACGGCTTCCGCTGATTGACTGAGGAGGGCAGATGATGTTCGTCTCTACTCAAGCGCTTCCGCAAATCGCGACAGAGTACCTGGCCGAAGTGATCTTCCCAAAGATGACGACACCTCTTGGGCAGTTCGGCTTGGGCTTCGCGCTTCCTTATCTGGGAAACGCGGTTCAGACGCGAGTCGCAGCGATGATGCCAACGCTCACAGTGCTTGGCATCGTGGACGCAAACGGAAAACTCGATCTCGAGAAAGCTCGAGCGGCTGCCGTCCAGGCGCTTGAGAAGTCGGGAGGTCAGCTTCCCGTTGCCGGATACAACGCCGACAAGGCGGACATCGACGCTCTTTTTCAGATAGCTCAGCGTCATGCAACCAACGAGTAAGGAGGCCGAATCATGGTCACCGATCTTGAACTGCGTCATGTTCGTATGGCGCAGACGGAAGAACACCTGATGAAGAAGCTTGACAAGATTTTTCATCAGGCCGAGGAGTCGGGGCGATGCCTCACCTCCCAGGAGCTTGACGACGTGAAGGACATCTGGGAAGCAATGAAGCAGATGAACGTTGTCAGGTCAATGGAAGGTAAATAAGCCCTATAATTTGACGGTTACCTCGATAGAGGAGCGGGCGTGGAAACCCGCTGTTATGCACTTACCGACATGCCGTGTTCGTCGCGGCATGCCGCTTTCTTCGTCGATTTACGGAGAAAACTTGCGGAAACCCGAAAGGGTTTGCCGCAGTAAGTGCACGGTTTTTCCACCCGCAAGTTTTCTCCTCCCGAATTGGCGCAGCAGGTTCCGTCGAAGCACGTGATCTGCTGCGCCTTTCTCTTTATGGGGGTTTTATGACGAAGGAAGAAGTTCAGGCATTCCTTGAGAAGCTGGGCGTGAAGGTCGGTGAGATCACTGATGACGTGATCGCGAAGGTCGAGAACGCAAAGGCGCAACTCGATACCGAGACGCGCCGGAAGGTCCGGACCTTCTGGATCGGGATGACGTTGCTCGCGCTCGTGCTCGGCATCGGTATCGGCTATCTGCTCTGAGGACGACTGCATGCCCCTCAGACAGCTTTCGGAGGAAGCGATCTTGGCGATATGCGGAGGATTTGCCGGAGTCTGCGGCTCCCTCAGCTACCTGCTGAAGGTTGAGGAAGGGAAGAAGTTCTCGTGGCCCGAGTTCGCGCTGCACACGACGATCAGTGCCGTCTTTGGGTTGATCGCATACGAGCTGCTTTCCTATGAAGAGTTTCCGCCGCAGGTTGCCGGTGCGCTTTGTGGCGTGGCGGGATGGGGCGGCACGCGGTTAATCCGGATCATCGAAATCATCTTGCCGAGGATCGCCGCGGCGGTCATCAGCAAGAAGCTTGGCATTAGCAAAGAGGACCTGAAAGATGACGACGCGCGGGATTCGAAATAAAAACCCGGGAAATCTAGAAAAGACGCAAGTCGTATGGCAGGGCGAAATCCGTCCGGGCGGCGATGAGCGTTTTTGCGAGTTCGAGTCACTGATTATGGGGTGCAGGGCGCTTATCAAAACGCTCGTCACTTACCACACAAAGCACGGCTGCAGCACCGTGCGGTCGATCATCGAGCGCTGGGCGCCTTCGCACGAGAACGACACCGAGTCGTATATGGAACACGTCGCTTCGTCGATCTCGAAAGGGGTCGATGAGTCGATTCCCTTTGACCTCGACCCGACTTACTACCTAGCCATCGCGAAAGCGATCGCGCGGCATGAGAACGGTTCGGACGCGTTGGCCATTTCGGACGACGTTTGGGAAGAGGCTTACAAACTTGCAGGGCTGTGAAAGCGAAGTACGAGTAAAGAGGAATCGCTTGTGAGAGAGGCAATGACACTGGGTACATGAATTTAATTTCGCCTCATAAAATTTAAGCCGCTCGGAATTGCGGTCCGGGCGGCTTGATAACTCGATTAGGAGGTGAGAAGTGTCTTTCTCTCTTGGAACAATTTTATCAGCACTGACTGTATGCATGGTGATAACGATGACGGCTGCCTATCAACTGGCTAAGAAAAGAGCGAAAATCGACGGATTGATTTATTCGCTGCTACTGCTTGGTCTAGGCGTCTTTTGGATAATTCTTTCGTACTCGCTTTACTTCTTAGTCGCGATCACCACCCAATACTTCGATCAGCCGAAGGTTCCGTATTTAATGCAGGTTCTCTGGCCTAGCGCTTTGCTTCCTTATGCCCCATTACTTCTAGCGTTGTTCGGCTGGTGGCATTCGTTCCGGCAGGCCCTTTATTGGATACATGTTGAGGGCGCTTCCGAGGAAGAACAGGAACGTCTCACGAAGTGGCATAACGAGCGGATGATGTCGTCAATACGGAAATGGGGGCTCGCCTATTTGATTTTGTTTGTAGCCGTTCAGGCGTGGTATCGGATTCCTTGCTTTTCGGAAATACCCTTGCCTGCACCTCTACCTTAAATGAACATTGAGCGCATTGTTTCGGTCGTCGCCATTCTCGCCGCGGGCGTCGTCGGCTTTCTCATTGGAGACTATCGTGGAGAGATTGAGCTTCAGGATGAGCGGCTTCAGGCCGCCGTTCTTCGAGCGCAGCAGGGCCGGCAGCAATATGAAAAGCTCGTGGCCGCGCAGGATGCGCTTGCCGCTGCTCGTCGCGACTCTGTCGATCTTCGGGCTGATGCTGAGCGGGTGCGCCGGGCCTACGAGGATCGCCTGCGACGAGCCAAAGACTCTGCCGGAGGAACTGGCGGCGCCGCTCCTGCCGGATGCACGCAGCTACTCGTCCGATGTACGGACCTTCTTGCAAGAGGTGGAAGCCTGGCTCAAGACTTCGCAGCAAAGCACGACGCCGTAGTGCAGGCGGTAAAATAGGCGTCGGCGGATTAGCTCAGTCGGTAAGAGCCTTGGAGCGCGGGTTCGAGTCCCGCATCTGCAAAACTTTTCCGCACCTGCGGCGTAGAGCGCCGTGGGGGCAACCGAAAGCGTACCTCGCACAGATCTGGCTGGTTGGCCATCTGCAACAAGCGAGGTCTTTAACAAAAACCCCGTCGGGCTTCGGCTCGGCGGGGTGATCGCTTCTTTTGGGAAGGGTATCGGCTTTTTAAAAGTCCCCTAGAAAGCCCCCTAAAACATATGCAGGTTATAAACCCCTGTGTTACAGACCAACTCAAATCGCTCATCACCACCAGAATTTCATGGCCGCCTGATAGGAATGCTTCCTTCAGGCGGTTGTTTTTTGAAGCGCTTCGGCTGCGGCTGCAAGCGCTTTTTATTTTCTGATTCGCTGGAAAAGAGTCGATTTGCGCAGCGCTGTGCCTGCGCGTTATTGCGGGATGAGGAGCGGCGGGCCGAGCGAAGATAATCAAGACATGTCTTTGCTGAGGTGCCCGCG